AGTTCAAGCACATCGGTTTCCGTGTATCTGACGAGAACGAAGTATACTATAACGAAACTGGTGAGTCTGGTATCTATCCAAGATCTATCACTCCACTACTAGGTGATAAGTCTGACAAGATTGCAACCACAGAATACGTCCTTAACCTAGCGACGAATGACGTTGGTGGTCGTATCTATGTTTCTCAGTTGATTGGTAACGACGAGAATGATGGTCGTTCTGCAGTCAACCCAGTTAGAACAATTAAGAAAGCATGTCAGTTGGCATGGGCAACTCCTGGTGTTAAGGAGTCGATCATCATCTCTGGTGGTGACTACGTAGAAGATAACCCAATCTCCATTCCACCTGATGCATCCATTGTTGGTGACAACCTGCGTCTGGTTATCATTCGTCCTGCTAACCCAAGAAAGCACATCTTCAAATTCGGTGACAAGAACTATGTCATCGGTGTTACTTATCGTGACCAAGTTGACTCGGATGGTTTCTCCGTTGCAACTTGGGACTTTGCAATGGTCTTTGACGACAAGCAAAGAATCACCTATGACTATGATGTAAATGGTGACTTCGATACTTCATTCCCAATCGGTCACCAGATTTTTGGTGAGTCTATTTTTGAAGCAACTTTCCAGTCAAACTCTGGTCTATCATCTCTAACTTCTGGTCAAGAACTGAGAGGTGTTAACGCTGGTGGTATTGTAAGATCTAGAAACGTTAACTTTAATACCACAACTGGAAATGATGCATACATCGGTGGAACATTCGACTTCGTTCAAGTTTCTGGTTCTGTAGACACTGGTGAAACTCTAGTATTTGCTGGTCCAAATACAGAAAGATTCCAAACGAATACAGTATACACTGTAGGAACAATTGTTTGGACTGAGGATTACGTTTATAACGTAACTGTCGGTGGAACATCAGGAGAAACAAACCCAACACATGACGCTGGTGCTCAGAACAATGGACCAGATACTCTTGAGTTTACATATGTAAGAGATACGTTCTCACTGGTCACAACTGACATTAAATCAATTAGAGCTGAGGGTGAGGTTGTCTTTGAAGACAGAGACATCACGTCAGTTCTTCCTATCTCACGTATTGACTTCTCCAAGCAAGGAACCGATGAGGTAGCAACTGGTGGTTTTGGTGACTATGGTGTTCAAGAAGATCTTGGCGGCATCATCTTCTATACCAACCCACTGGTAGAAGCAGACAACATCCACGACTTCAAAGAAGGTCAAGAGATTGAGATCCAAGGTCTGTCTACTAATGCTCCTGACCTGTCATTCTTGATGGGTAAGCAGAGAATCTACAAGGTCATCGAAGATCCTGATGGTAGATCAAGACGTTTCGTCATTCCTAAGAAAGCACCTTCTCTCACGAATGACAACTATGATCCTGGTCAGTTTGCACAGGTAACAAACTACTCCAAGTCTGTAACTCTATCCCTACTCAACTCTCCTAACAAGTTTGGAGAGGCAACTCCTGTAGCAAGAAGATTTCAGGATGCTGTAAACCAGATCAGAAACAACAGAGACTTCATTGCAGATGAAGTTGTCAAAAAGATTAATGATCAATTCAAGCAAGAATACTTCTTCCCATATGAGATCAGTGGAACACCTGATCAGACATTCACTCCAACTGATGTAACCTACGACCCACTGACAGGTATCGCTGTATTCACTGTCAACAATCATGGTCTGTCGAATGGTGATGGTGTAAGAATCGCTGATGATTCTATCGTCTTTACCTGCACTATGGATGGTAATAAGACTGAGCACTCTGCGCCTCAGTCACACCATTTTGCATATGGTAAGACTCTACCCATCTTTGGTGTAACTACAAATACCTTCAGTATTGATGTTGGCGAGTCTGGTCCTGACCAGCAATTCACACCATCTGCTGCTACCTACAGTCCTTCTAGTGGAGAACTGGTTCTGGACATCGGTCCTCACACACTAGATGTAGGTGAAGGTATTGTTATTGATGACAACTCCCTGTCGTTTACTTGCGACATGGATAACAATCAGTCTACTAAGACATATCCACGTCCTGGTATTGACCCATATGCAGGTCGTTCCATTCCTATCACTGCTGTAGATAAGGTAGTTGGAACAATCACCCTGAACGTTGGTGCATCTGGTCCTAACGTATCATTCCAACCACAAGCAGGCACCACTTACGATGCAGCAACTGGTGATCTGGTAATGAACCTAGGTCAGCATGGTCTTGGAGTTGGTAGAAGCGTTATCCTTGCAGATAATTCCTTCACCTTTACTTGTGATCAAGATGGTAACGTAGAGCAGAAGACATACCCACGTCCTGGACAAGACCCATATGCTGGTCAGTCTATTCCCATTACAGATGTCAGCACCAGTTCACATACTCCAACTGATGCACCATATGATGCAGCAACTGGAGATGTTACCTTCCAAATTAACAACCATGGATTCTCCAATGGTGATTACATTAAGATCGACGATGACTCCCTGACTTACACTTGTGATCTAGATGGCAACACTGTTCAGAAGACATATCCACGCGCTGGTTATGACTATCCATCTGGTCGTTGGTTGCAGATTACTAACGTAACTACAAATACTTTTGATGTCAACATTGGTCCTTCTTCTTACACTGGAGCACATACTTTTGTAAGTGCTGATACAAATGCAATCAAGAGACAGACTGGTTTTGTTACCATTAACGTTGGTAATGCAGGAACAGCATCTGGTTCTACTCATACATTCATTAGTGCAACTGCAAATGCTGTTCAGCACCTGCCTCAGTCTTCTCATACATTCACAGGTTCGACTGCTAACGCTATCAAGCACCTGCCACAGTCTGCACATACATTTGTAAGATCCTCACCAGACTCACTGATTGTTGGTGGTTCTGAATTTAAGATCTATCTTGGACCATCCAGATTTGTTCATACCTATGTCTCTGGTGGAACAGTTACTTACGAAGGTCAGACTGCAAACGTAACCAACTTTGTCTATGACAATATTGTCACAGGTGAAGCAACAATCACTATCGACACTCCACTAGCGAATCTGGTAGAGGATGCAACGATTCAACTTGCAGATCTGCTTGTAGAATGTGTCATTGATGGTGTAACAACTCAAAAGACTTATCCAAGTTTCAACATTCCTGTAAGCGATGCTAAGTGTATTAGAGACACTAAACACTTCATCAACGCAGTTACTGCTGACTTGGAATTTGGTAGCAACAACAATGTTATTGATGCTGCTAGGAAATACATCGATGGAACCAATACTCAGATTGAGTTTGTAGATACAGAGATCATTCAGACCGTTCGCGCATTTGAATATGCACGCGAACTGATGATCTATGCAATGAGAAAGTGGAGAACTGGAACTGGTCTGGTTACAGATCCTATCTACACTCCAGTATACTCATCTGTTCCAAGATACTTCGATGATACTGTCATCGATGATCTATCTCCAGGTGGTGCTTGTGTAAACGTAGCATCCGCAATCGATACCCTAACTTATCTGTTCAATGATGTTCTTGCTAACGATGCAAGTGGAACAGTTCTTGATGGTGCTTATCTGATCGCTAGAAACAGACATGCTATTGCAGATGAAGCATATAAGTCAGCAATTGTTCAGTATCCTTCACTGGGTCTGAATAATGTTGATGAGCGTAAGTGCCGTAGAGACATCAACTACATTATCAATGCTCTACTTAGAGACCTTGTTCTCGGTGGAAACTTTGGTATAGTAACCGCTGCTGAGTCTTACTTCACAGGTCAGCAACTAACTGGTATCCCAGCAAATGAACTAGGTGCAACTAGATATGCATTTGAAGAGGTAAGAGACCTCTGCATCGCAGCAATGCGTAACTGGAAAGATGCTTCTGGTAACGCAGTAACTCTTCAGTATAGCACTATTCCACAGTTTACTGATACTTCTATCCTCCCAGACCTAACTGGCAACCCACTATGTGCTGGTGTTGAGTCTGCTATTACTGCATCCTTCCTGCTGCTGGACCAGATTCTTACTGAGACTATCGCAGTTGGTGCTACTGAGAAGACAACTGGAACTCTACTTGATACTGCTGGTCTGTATAACTATGCAGACAGTGTTATTACTGATGCAAACGGAACTAAGATTTCTGTAAGAGCAACTTATGACGACAATCCAATCATTGAGGCATCTCCATATACTCAGAACTCCTCTATCATCTCTAAACTAGGTGGTGGTGGTGCTCTAATTGATGGTTCTAAGGTCAAGCAACCTAACTGTCCTTTCCCTGGTCTAACTGTTGAGGGTGAAGCGAAGTTCCCGAACCAGGGTAAGTCGATGGTTGCATCAGCATTCACGATTGTTTCTGAAGGTGGTATTGGTTATAAGATCATTGAAGATGGTTACACTCAGTTGGTTTCTGTCTTCTGTATCTTCACTGCAGATGGTGTCCTTGCTGATACTGGTGGTTATGCATCTATCACCAACTCTGCTACTAACTTCGGTATCTTTGCACTTAGAGCAACTGGTTTCAGAAGAGAAGCATATGAGTTTGACGTTGCAACGATCACTAACGTATCTGCAACACCAACTGGTAGAACAATCCTATCTGTTAGCGGACTTGGTAGAGAACCTCTGGAGCACTATGTTGTCAAGATTGATGGTTTCAGAAACCTCAACCCAGACATCGAATACTTTGTTGATGTTGTAGAAGGCGTCACGGTTGGTCCTCCTTTCTCTGCTCAAATTACGCTTGAATCTGGTTCAGGTGGTGGTGCTGAACTTATCGAAATTGCAACTGGCAACCCTGTATCTCTTGCTTCTTTGGTTGGAGAAACGGTCAGACTGCACAGACCATCTATCGTTAACTCCTCCTCACACACCTGGGAATATGCTGGTTCTGGAACCAGTTATCTTGCTCTACCTGAGAACGGTGGTGTTAAGGTTGAGGCAAACGAACAAGTCTCCGAGAACTATGGTAGAACATACGTTTCTGGAACTGACGAACTTGGTGACTTCAAGGTTGGAACGTTCGCAAGAATTGAAAACAGAACTGGTAACATCACCTTTACTGGAACGGTTACCATCTCGGAAGTTGAATTCTTGAAACTGAAAGGTGGCGACGTTGTTGTTACTGGTTTCGATAATAGCAACACACTGGGTGGTGCTAACACCAGTGACTCCAAACTGCCAACTCAGAAAGCAGTTAAGGACTTCATCACTAACAACCTTGGTCCCTACATCAACAAACCATACTCTACGAACCCAGTTCCTAGAGCACTGGTTGAACTTACTGACTCTGGTAAGATCTCAGAAGATCAAATTCCACCTCTACGTCCTTTCCAGGTTTACACTGTTGCAAACCAAGCAGAAAGAACTGCAATTGAAGGCGCACTAGCAGGTGACATCGCGATCCAACAGGATACATCAACGTCGTTCATTCTGAACAATGACAACGATAGTTTGTTTGCATCCTTTGCTGTAGACACTACCCTACAGTTCACCGTTGGCGACATCTTCACTGGTAGCATTACTGGTGGTAAGATTCAGGCAACAGAATACAGACAAGGTGTTCTGTATCAGATGAACATCACAGACGGTGGTTCTGGATACGTCACACCTCCTGTTATCACAATCTCTGGAGGTAACCCACAAGCAGGTGCTGTTGCTGCAGCTGCGACTGCTACTATTGCTAACGGTCAGGTTGTTATTATTACTATTGATCTATTCAATGGATTCATCGGTGGTAAAGGATACACAACCCCACCAATTATCACGATTGCTGCACCAGCAGGTTCTGGAACACAAGCAACCGCAGTTGCTCTACTAGAAAGCAGACTGTATGGTGATATCGTCAATAACATCAAGATCGAAGATACTGACACTATTGAATCTAGCGATCTTCCCCCAGAGACAATCAACATTAATCGTGTTGTCAATACCTCTGCATCTAATGCTAACAACTGGGTATCTCTATCGACTAACCAGATTGCAGCATCTGACATTACGTCTGGTGTTATCTCTACCGCTCGACTGGCATCTAACGCACAGGGCGAAGAGAGTGCTGCAAACTCCTTCACATTCCTGAGAGGTGACCAATCTTATCAACCAGCAGTTCAAACTCTCAAGGGACCTGAAACAAGATACTTCGCAGCACTCAAAACTCAAGCAAACAGTGGTGCATCTACACTGATCTTTGAAGGTAGTTCTAACTTCCTGTTGGGTCACGCTGTTGAACCTATTACAGGTATTCAGACAGATACTAACATCAGTGGTGTTCTAACAGAAGATGGTGAAACGACAGTTACTATTGATAAGTTCCTAACCGCAACTCTACCTGCTGGAACTGTTATCGAATTTGATAGAGGTCGTTCTCCTCTAACCTTTGAATCTTCTCAGACTCAAGGTGGATTCGTTGATCAGATTGTTATCCAAGATGGTGGTTCTGGATTTGATGCTGGTCCTTTCTTTAACGTTCCACTGACAGGTGGTAACGGAACAGGTCTAAGAGCTAACATTATCACGACTGGTGGTGTTGTCACTGACGTTACTATTGTTAATGGTGGTCAAGATTATGGTCAGAACACTGATCTGCAGAATGTTGACTTTATCGTATCTTCCACTCCTACAGAACTTGGACCTGGATCTGGTCTGATTCTACTTGCTAAGGTAACCACAGTTCTTAGACAATATGCAAACGTTGCTGTTGATATTAACAGAGTAACCAACCTTACAACTTCTGGTGATGCATACGGCACACTGGGTGTTGCAAGATTCAAGAAGAGTCAGTTCATTATCGGTCAATCTGGTAATGGTTCGATCGACATTAACACTGGTCCTGACTCTGGTCTTGACGCTGACACCCTGGACGGCGCACAAGGTTCGTTCTACCTGAACGCAGGTAACATGAATGCTGGTGTTCTACCTGTTGACAGACTATCTGGAACATACAACATCAGTATTGCTAACCAGTCTGGTAACACACTGAGACTGAAGACCTCTACTAACTCTCCAACTGGTAACCCAACACCTGAAGAGTTCTCTGCTGGTATCATCGCTGATACAAAGAACAACACTGCTGATGGTCTCTTCGATGGCGGCACACGTCACCTAGTAATGACTATCAGAAATGGTGGTTCTGACTTTGATGCTACCTTCGGTGGTGTAAGACAACTAGCATTCACAGATGGAACTGCTGCTAATGGCGGTAACATGTGGTTACGTGGTTCATTCACCAGTCCTGCCAACGCATTCGGTGGTTGGAACCAAATCTGGCACTCTGGAAATGATGGCGAACTCAGTGGACTAGACGCTGATAAGATGGATGGTCGCCAGGGTAAGTGGTATCAAACTGCTACTCATATGAACTATGGCACTCTATCGGATAACAGACTGCCAGTTCTGATGACTCAGAAAGATGTTCTTGAGCAGTTCCGTCTGGTTGACTGGACAGGTCAAGACAGATATAAGATCCTTGTTCGCGACGAACTACTTGGTTCTGCTTCTCCATTCCTTCCTGGTCTACCCGTTAACCTGTATGATTCAGGTGGTAACGGTGTTGGTGAAATCACCCTGACTAAGGTTGAACCTTTCCAGGATGTTAATGATGCTGCCAACAACTACACAATGTTGACTGGTAGTTTGACATCTGGTAACTTCATCGGTGCTAAGTTCATTGGTGAAGGTGGTGTCGCTAACGCATATGAATTCCAAGACTTCAGTGTTGCAACTCTAGATGATAACGTTGATGGTTATGTCGATGGAACATATGATGTTATCTCCATGGAGAGTTCTGGTGGTAACGCTAGACTCAAACTTGGTAGAGCAGATGGCGTCATTGCTTCTGACCCTTCAATCTACTTCAGATCTTCACAGGTTGCTGCAACAAACTACAACGTTGCACTGATTGCTTCTGGTGGTAACAACACCGATGGATCTGGTGGTCTGGAAGTCAAGGTTGCTGATGCAGATCAGTTGACAGTCAATGGTAACAAGGTCTGGAACGCTGGTAACATCACATTCAACTCCACTAACGTTGTAAGCACTGGTGTTATCCGTGATGCTTCTGGAAACTTTGAGGCAGGAACAATCACTGCTGCACTGACTGGTGCTGCTTCCTTGAACGTTCTCAAGGCAGGCGACACAATGTCTGGTGCTCTGCTAATCAGTGGTGTTACTGCTGCTAACCAGGCACTGAGTGTATCTGGTAGAGCAGACTTCCTGAGCAACATCACAGTCGCACAAGACCTAACAGTTGATACAGATCTACTATTCGTTGATGTCTCTAGACAGAAGATTGGTGTTACTGCTCAACCTGTAGATAGTGATGGTGCTCTCAACATCTACGATAGTGGTCTAAATGCTTTCAACTTGAGAGTTAGCGTCAATGAATCTGATCAAGGTATCGCATTCCAGAACGGAGGAAACTCTTATACATGGAACATTGTTCGTAAGGAAAATGTTAATACTGCAAACACTGCACATCTTGTCTTCCGTGGTAACGCAGGTAGTGGACCTGAATCAGTTATTACAGATCTTAATGATTATCTAACCCTGTATGCAGGTGGTAATGTTGAGTTTGGTGTTGGTGATACTGGTATTGGCACAGCACCTGATAGCAACTATAAACTGAAAGTTGCTGGCGAGATTTATGCAGATACAAGTCTGACAATTCGCGATGCATCTAATAATGATGGTGCTCCAATCTACTTCCTTGGTGCTACTGGTGCTCTAGTTTCTGGTGGTCCTGAACAGTTGAGCAACTTCCGTGTAGGTAATGCTCTCATTAATAATGACATCTTCGAGATTACTGCTAACGATGGTTCTGTAGGTGCTACAGACTGGAAGTCAACTCCTGCACTTGCAATCAAGGGCACTAATAACCAAGTTGCTATCAATACAACTGCCTTTGGTGGTCAAGATCAAAGTGATCCTCAGAACATCATTGACAGAGAATACAGTCTGAACGTTCAGGGTGACATGAACATCAACGGTGTTCTTTACCAGAACAACGAAGAGTTTGTTACTTCACGTTGGACTGAAGCAACTAACGGTGCTGATATCTACAGACTGTCTAAAGTTGGCATCAACAAAGCAGATCCTACTTATCAACTGGAGATCGCAGGTGATGTTCAGATCGAAGGAACTTCTAAGACCAATGGTCAAGTTGACGCAACTCTATATGTCAATGGTCAAAGACAGTGGGTTGATTCTTACGGAATCATCAAGGTTCAAAGGACCACCATTGATGAAGACGTTACGATCCCAGCAGGTGTTACTGCATACAGTGTGGGCGACATCGAAATTACTAACGGCAATACCGTCACTGTTTCTACCAACGCTACATGGTTGTTGGTATAAATAAAACTAAATAGTCTGACTACAATGGCAGAAAGAAAACTGACTGTCGGAACTGTCAATCCTGCAGAATATATACAACTACCAGTATATGCTTCAGTGGTTGTCAGGAATGAATCTCTCCCTGCCCCAGTGGCGGGAGAGGTTATGTTTGTCCAAGACAGAAGACAAGTAAAACTTTATACGGGAACTAAGTGGGTATAAACATATGTCACAATTAATTGTAGACAAGTTAGAGATCAATACAGCTCTAACAATTCCATCATACACAACTGCACAAAGAGATTCTCTTAGTGTTGGAGTTGGAGCACTCATCTATAACACCGACGAAGATGGTGGTCTTCAGGTGTGGGATGGTTCCGAATGGGTTGGACTTGCTGGTGGTGCTGGTCTGTATGACTTCATCAACGTTACCTTTAGTTCTGGTGTAACAGGTGCTATCGGACCTACAATCTCTCAAGCAAGAGGGGCGATGGCAGGTCAAGGTGTTAACTTGTGGAACACCAACACTCTCTATTACAACGTCGATCCTAATGGTGTTCAGTCATGGACTGTTCCCAAGTCTGGAATTTATAGGATCACTGCTGCTGGAGCAAAAGGTGGTGAAGGTAATGCTGTTAACTCTAGCAGACCATCAGGTAATGGCGCTATGATGCGCGGAGAATTCCAACTGGAAGAAGGAGAAGTCTACAACATCATCGCAGGCGTCAAACCAAACACCTCTGGTGAGGGTGGCGGAGGCGGAGGTGGATCCTTCGTCTGGTCTGCTGGAACTGGAAATCCACTTATTATTGCTGGTGGTGGCGGTGGTAACGGTGACGTTTACCAAAGTAACGTTACTAGATCAACAGGTCGCGCTGGAAACACTGGAACTTCTGGAACCGCTGCAAGGAACGGTGAATCTGCTCAAGGTGGCACCAACGGTAACGGTGGTTCTGTTGATAACAGTGACCAGGGTCCTGGTGCTGGCGGTGGATTCTTGACTTCTGGTGCATCTGGTAGCTCGGGTGCAGACGGAGGAACTGCAGCAACTGCTGGTGGTAGAGGAGGAAACTCAGATAGTTCAACCAACTCTAGTTCAACCAACTGCGGTGGTTACGGTTGTGGAGGAGGAGAATCTTTCAACAGCAACGACGCTGAGGGTGCTGGCGGAGGCGGCGGTTACTCTGGTGGCGGAGCGTCTGGTCAGGATGACCCAGGCGGCGGTGGAGGTGGATCCTTCCTTGCTGATACTGTTTCAAGCCCCTTCACATCTGACGGAACATTCAATATCACTGGATCAGAACCACATCCAGTATTCAGTGGTAGTGTTAGTAACCTCAACCAATATAATGCTGGTCAAGGTTACGTCGCTATTACATTCGTTCAGTAATTATTTTTTATCTCTAAGGTTAATAAATGTGCTGATACAGTATCGTCCATCTCCATGGACAGTATCAACAGCATGATGTTCTGAACCAAGAAAGATGATCCCAGAGTTATTCTCTGGGATTATTTTTTTGTCATGATTTGTGAAGTAAAAATTCCCACCTGAAAAAGACTTTGGTTCTTTCCACAACCAAATTAATGCAGTAAAGATGTCAGTATCTTGATGTGGTTTGTAGTAATCACCATCATTATACTCATTAAGTAAAGTTGACAAATGGTTCATCTTTGCATACAGTCTACCAAACCAATGATCAAATGATTCATACCATTTGTTGTAGAAAAGATTTTGTTCTGTTGCTTTGAGAATAGGAGAAAACTTTTTATCTCTGTAGATGTCATACAAAAATGAACCAGAGTTTTGCTTGAGAGATTCTCCATCAGAATTTGTAGCAGCTCCTGTATCGTATCCATCAAATGTTTGATACGACAATCGGATTAATTCTATTTCTTGCCACACAAGTTTGAGTTCTTCTTCTGAGAAAAACTCATGTAGGAGCACATGTGGACACGGCGCATCAGAATACTCAATTCTCATAGTTTGATCTCAATATAACTATCTCCGTCTCCAATCTTTCCAACAGGATGAAAGTTGAATGCTAGAGAGTATCGTGTAGGTTCATCAGTATACAAATCAATTTTATGCTCTAGATAACTAGGGAAGAACACCACCATGTTCTTCATGGGTTTCATAAAAAATGATTGATAGTTCAACATGTTCCATTCATCTGGCATGTTGATTCTAATACTACTTTGATTTAGGTTACTTTTAAATACCAGATCTCCAGATGGACAGTCATCAAAATACATGACACCACTGTAGTAACAGTTTCTGTGATAGTGGAACTGACAGAATCCTCCTCGATCTGTTTTTGTCATCCAAGATGTAGTCATCTTGAAATCAGTTGATGTATATTTCAAGACTTCGTTCTTGAATTTGTAGAACTCTTGTAGTATAATTTGTTCTACCTCTGGATATTTTTTGAGGATGTTTTTAGATACACTAGAAAAACTATTCTTAGTATCATACCCAGAGTTTTCTGTGGTGAACTCTTCCGACTTCAAAGCAGCATGATACTTATTAATTCGCTTGTCGAGAATCGAAGCAGAGACCACACTAGGAAAGATTGGAAATACGTTCACAGTTTTCGATCATACCTAAATATTATAGCACATCATTATTCTATATCAATCAATGGATACTGAACAACTTAGAAAGAACTTTGAAGAGCAGATCGCCACGACCGATAAGCAGATTTCTGAACTAGAATCAAACCTCACCAAAGCAAAAGAATACAAACTAAAGTTGCTGGGTGGACTAGAAACACTAGATCTTCTCAATCCTAAAGAAGAAGACGCTCCAGCAGAAGCTCCAGCAGAATAACCCCCAGTTCCCTGCCTGATAAATACAGGTAGGGACTTTTTGTATCTAGATGCATGGCTTCACCAGCAACAAAGCAAGAATTAATTGATTATTGCAAACGTCAACTGGGTGCTCCAGTGCTGCAGATTAATGTTGCAGACGAGCAAGCAGATGATATCATTGATCAGGCAATTCAGTATTACCACGAATATCATTTCGATGGTGTGGAGAGAATGTATCTCAAGCACAAGTTTACTGCTGCCGACGTAACCAGATTTGACTCATCAGATCAAGCAAGTGCTGCACCAAACGCAGACGCATGGGAAAACCGAAACAACTACATCGAAGTCCCTGATGCAGTTATTGGTGTTTCCAAAGTCTTTGGTGTCTCCTCAAACTTTATGAGGAACAATTTGTTTGGTATGAGCAACCAATACTATCTGATGGACCTGTTCTCATTCTCATCAGGTTCTGCATTTAGTTTTGGTAACTTTGACCTGACAAACTACTACATGATCAAGCAGCACTTTGAGACTATTGATATGATTATCAATACAGGTGCTTTCATTGAGTATAGATTTAATAAGAGACAAGATCGTCTCTTTATTGATATCGACAAGTCAAGGATTGTAGAGGATCAATATCTACTCATTGATTGTCATCGTTATCTTGATCCTACTGAGTTCACTCAGGTTTATGATGATAGTTTTGTCAAGAAATATGCTACTGCTCTACTGAAGAGACAGTGGGGACAGAACCTAATCAAGTATAACGCAGTTCAACTTCCTGGTGGTGTCACTCTCAACGGTCGTCAGATCTGGGAAGATGGTAACAATGAAGTGAAGGAACTGGAGTCAAGAATGATGACAGATTACTCACTCCCACCCATGGACATGATCGGATAAGATGCCAACATCACCATATTTTCCAACATACTACGGCGGCACGACTGGCGAGCAAGGTCTCGTCCAGGATCTTGTGGATGAGCAGATCAAACTGTTCGGCACAGATATCTACTACCTACCAAGAACTCTCATTACTGATGGGGTCTTAGATGATGTCATCTACAATAAGTTTGAGAGTCAGTTTCAGGTAGAGATGCTTCTACAAAACGTAGAAGGTTTCGGGTCACCATCAGAATTCATCAGCAAGTTTGGACTTCGTATTACCGACGAGGTTCGTTTTGTTGTGTCTCAACGTAGATGGGAAGAAGCAGCAGATGGTTACACTTTGACTGTTCCTACTCGTCCTAATGAGGGAGACCTACTCTACTTCCCTCTCACACAAGATATCTACGAGATCAAGTTTGTAGAAAGAGAAGATCCATTCT